GGAAAGCGGAACGCCTGATAGTCTTGCAATAGCACTTGACCAAGTATCTAAAAAGATTGGCTTGACTTGGAATACTGATGTCCAAGCGCTGCCAAACTTTAGACAGGCAGGTTAATAAATATGAATTAATACTTGACACAACATATAGGGTATGGGATTAATCCCATACCCTATGCAATAACTACATAGCTCGAGAACTCTGGGCCCACCCACCCCCGAGGGGTCCCAGGCCAAACCAATACAGGCTCGCGAACAATGGGCCCACCCACCCCAAACAGATAGGGATCCTAATACGTATACCTTTAGAGTTTGATTTAGACTTAAATATAGGATAAATTTCAAATGAGGAGAAAACAGAATCTAAAAAAATTCTGCAAAAAATTTTTATGAACGCTTTACCAGAAGAGATCTTACGTTGCTTTCGCAAGGACTTTACAGAGCATCTATCTTACGAAGAACTTCAACATCTTAAACAATTAAAAAATTCTTTTGTTAAAAAAGAAAAGATAGAAAAAATATCAAATGATTTTATGTCATTTGTAAAAGAGATGTGGCCAGAGTTTATTGAAGGTAGACATCACAAAGAAATTGCTGACAAATTTAATAAACTTGCAAAAGGTAAACTTAAAAGACTAATTATTAATATGCCACCGCGGCACACGAAAAGTGAATTTAGTTCCTTCTTACTTCCTGCGTGGATGGTAGGTCGTAATCCTAAATTAAAAATTATCCAATCAACCCACACAACTGAACTCGCGATCCGCTTTGGTCGAAAAGCTAAAACCTTAATGGACTCCGCGGAATACAAACGAGTATTTGAAACAAGACTACGAGAGGATAGTCAAGCAGCTGGTAAATGGGAAACCGAACAAGGTGGAGAATATTATGCAGCCGGTGTTGGATCTGCCATCACGGGCCGTGGAGCGGACTTATTGATTATTGATGACCCACACTCGGAGCAAGATGCAATGAATCCCGAAGCGCTGGAGCGTGCTTACGAATGGTATACATCAGGACCACGTCAGCGTTTGCAACCTGGTGGAGCGATTGTATTGGTTATGACAAGATGGAGTACAAAAGATCTAACATCTAAATTAATTAACTCACAAAAAAGTTTAAAAGCAGATAAATGGGAAGTGGTAGAGTTCCCTGCAATCCTGCCTTCAGGTAAACCTGTTTGGCCAGAGTATTGGAAGAAGGATGAATTAGAAGGTGTCAAAGCATCAATTAGTATTGGTAAGTGGAACGCGCAATGGATGCAAAATCCTACTGCTGAAGAAGGATCTATTTTAAAACGAGAGTGGTGGCAGCTTTGGGACAAACCTTACATTCCTCCTTTAGTACACACCATTCAAAGTTATGACACAGCCTTTAGTAAAAAAGAAACGGCCGACTATTCTGCAATTACTACTTGGGGAGTCTTTCATCCGAACGAAGATCCAACGTCCGCGCCCCAGTTAATACTATTAGATGCAGTTAAAGAACGACTCGAGTTTCCCGAATTACGTAAGGAAGCACTAGAGCAATATAAGTATTGGAAACCTGATACAGTTATTATTGAAGGTAAAGCATCTGGAATGCCTTTAACTTATGAGTTGAGAAAAATCGGAATACCTGTTATAAATTTCACTCCTAGTAAAGGTCAAGATAAACATTCTAGGGTAAACGCTGTATCGCCGATGTTTGAGTCGGGGATGATTTGGGCGCCTGACGAAGATTTCGCAGATGAGGTAATAGAGGAGTGTGCATCATTTCCGTACGGAGATAACGACGATTTGGTGGAGTTTTAGGCAAGGGGGATTTGTAAAACTTCCCGATGACTATGAAGAAGATACATTACCGCAAAAAGATAGGGAATACTACTGATGCCATCAGAAGAAAAAAATTATGAACAATCAGCATTAGGTCAAAGAGTAAACGAACTTATGGATGACGGCTATGAGTTTGGTGAAGCTGTTAAACAAGCTATGAGTGAAGGACTTAAGGACGGCGGATCGGTAGGTATAGAAATTTTATTCGGCCCCAAAGTTCCAGCGGCCCCCTCACAACTAGTATCTGAATCTGATATTCTTTTAGGTTACAGAGGAGATGCTGCATACAGAAGCGGTAGCGAACAATCTAAAAGTATTGGACAGGGGAACGTCGGATCAAAAGCAAGTTTTGGTGGTGGTCAAGGTACAGATAGAAGTGGTAGGAGCGAAGGAGCTAGTGGAGCTAGAATGTCTCCTCAACTTGAAGCACAAAGATATAGAAATATGGTTGATAGGAATACACCTAAAGAACCAAACATAATTGATAAGATTGTAGATAATCCTTTAGCTAAACTCATAGATCCAAGAAGTAAAATAGCTTTAGCTATGGGTGGTTATAAATTTTTAAGAGATGGTATTCCTAAATTAGAAGATTTAGAAAACGAGGCTATAAATCAAGAGCTAAAAAATATTCAAACAATGGGAGGAATTTCTCCTTATGCAGACGGCGGTCGAGTCGGTTTCTTTATGGGCGGTCCAGCATTAGAAGGTGAAGCATTATCTATTTACAATTCTATGAGCGCTTATGGTAATGATGATCAGACGATCGCGGACAAATTACAATCATTAGGTATGTACACACCACCAGGTTCAACACCGGATACACCGGATACAACTCCAGATCAAACATATGGTCTTCAAAGTGGAAGTGATAATTTTTCTCCATACAATCCTGATCCAAATAAAATTCAATCTTTTAAAACAGATTCAAGAATTGCTGCAGCAAACGAAGCAGATATAAGAAACAAACAATTAACTTCTATGGGTATCAAAGATCCATTTGCAGATGAAATATCTTTAAGTGGTGCTTACTATGGAGATATGCCAACTGATACAAGTAATCAAATTGGTACACAAAGTATGTTTGCAAAAGCTAAACAAGGATTAACAGGTTTAATGGATAACCCTTTAGTAAATTTAATTTCAAGTAGCACTCCTTTTGGAATGGCAAAAAATTTCTTTAAAGGAATAGGAAGTAAACTGCCAGTAAATCAAAGAGCTATTCAAGAAAACGTAATGGGTAATTTAGGATTTGCAGTTAATGATATTGGTCAAATAGTTTCTACAGGAGATTATGATGATGAATCTGGAGATAATGTTATGGCTGGATATAATTTATCACGAATGACACCTGATACATTTATAGGAAGAATTAATAGTATTAAAAATAGAAAAGCAGCACAAACTGCTGCAAGTGCAGCAAGAATTAAAGCTATTCAAGAAGCACAAAGAAAATTTGAATTAGCTGAAAAATTAAAAGCAGATGCATTATTAGAAGCACAATTAAAAAAAGCACAACAAGAAATCGCTGCTAAAGGATATCAAGACTATGGTCAAGGAGGAGCTGATCAAGCTACTCAAGATTCATATGCAGGTTCGGATGGAAGTTATGCAGGTCAAGGAGAAGCTTCAGATTGGGGTGGCGGAGAAAAAGATGGCGGTATCATTGGTTACCGAAACGGCGGCCTCGCTACGATGTTCACTAGGAGGCGATAGTGACCTTTCAAAATATTCCTTATTTATATCAAAATAAAAATGGTAGCTTTAGAGTTTTAGGTAAAGGAACCGATGAATATTTTAAAGCAACGGAAAAATCTAAAGCAGTAAAGTTTGCAAAGAATCTTCAAAAAAATTTAAATACAGAATTAAAAGGTTTTATCACAAGACAAGAACTTGGTAAAAAACTTAATATTGAAGATACTACAATTGAAAGAGCCAAACAAAACAATACTCGTTTGTGGAATGAAATTTCAAGTCAAATGGAAATTAAGAAAGTGGGTAATAGAGAATATTACAAATTTAAAAAAAAAGAAAAAAATGCAATCTCTTCAATAAAAAAATTTAGTGGTGTTGAAGCTCTTAAAGGTCCTAGAGATGTTTATGCCGGCAAAGAAACAACTGCAGGAAAGATAAGAAAAATTTTAACAGAGTCAGAAGTTCCATTAAATATAAAAGAAATTGAAGCAAAATTACCTAAAAGTACAAAAAGAGACACAGTTAATTCAGCATTAGCTGATATTAAAACTAAACCTGAATATTCAGATCTTAAAAAAAAAATAAAATTAATAGATTTTTTTGAACAAGCAAAGAACACCTCTAGAATAAAAGCAGAAAAAAGAGCTCCGTTTATTTTAAATGTAAGAGATACATTTGTAAAAGATCCTGATGCTACAACTGCTGATGTAGCAGAAGCTATGGTTGGAAGTGAAAAATATAAAAACGCGTCTTTAACTAGTAAATATAATTATGATACTGCAGCTAGAAAAAATATAGTTAAATTTTTAGAGGCCGTGGGTACAGGTTCTCGACAAAAAATAAAAGGATTTAAAGACATTAATCCAGATAAGTTAGGAGATATTTTAGAAAGTATTGAGTCTCGTATTTCTGACTTTGGTTTTGAATCTGGATCTAGAAGAGAAGCACAATTAGCGATATCAGATGCAGCAAAAGGTTTACCTCCAAGAACAGGAGAAGAGTTAATGGGAAAATTAAGACAAAAAGGGAAAGCGGTAGATCACGTAGTACCACTAGCATCAGTATTCAGAGATGCTCCTGGTTATACCGAAGCTGGTCAAGTTATAGATTTTGATATTAATAAAGAAAAAGGAATTACATTAGATGCAGATTTTGGTAGGGAATTTAAAAAAGTTTTAAAAGGTGATTTTAGTGGTATAGAAAAATATAATGACAAAGCTTTAAATTTTGCTACAAAAAATAAAGTAGACACTCCTGTTATTATTCAAGGTAATAATCTTAATCCTAGAGATTATATAAAAAATTTTGATAGTTATTCTGAAGGAGCAAAACAAAACATAATTAATTTAGCAAAAGAAAAAGGTATTGTAATTCAAACTAATACTAAAACTTTAGCATCTTTAGCTGATGAATTAGTTAAAGGCACAGAAACTTTTAACAAAGCAGAACAAATAGAAGTTTGTAATTTTTTATCTAATGGTGGTTTGCCTGGTGATTGTAAAAGAGCAATTAAACAAAACCCTAGAAAAGCATCACAAATTATTTCTCAAATTAAAGCCGATAATCCTAAATTATTAAAGGTAAAAAATACGGCTAAAAACTTAAATGCTTTATTTGAAACAGGCCAAATCACAACCGCGGACAACTTACCAAGACCCGATAATGCAAAACTAGCTGATACATTTAACGAAACAAATTTAAGATGGAACAATGATATAGGTGCAATTGTAGAAACTAATAACCCAGATTTTGCTGTTAAGAATGTTACTGAAGATTTAAAATTATATGCAGACGAAAATCCAATACCTGTTGATATTGATACTAAACCACCAAAGACAAGTCCAACCGTTTTAAAAACAATCGGTAAGACTTTAGCTAAAGTTGGAGCTCCTTTACCGACTGCCTTAATTGATTCTTATTTTGTGGGTCAACAAGTAAAAGATGGAAAATCTACAGCAGAGATTGCTCAAGATCCAATGAACTGGATAGGTCTTGCTGCAATGGAACCTTTATCAAAAGCAAGTGGAATTGCACAATCAGGCAAACTAAACACAGCCTTGAGATTAGGATTGAATCCTGCTACAATTAGAGGTATAAGCAGGTTTGCAGGTTTACCGGGACTTGCAGTGAGTACAGCTATGACTGCATATGACCAGTATAAGAAATATCAAAATGAAGAGGGATTCATATATAACCTGTTCAATAAAGAGGAAAAATAATAAATGGCTACAATAGATAAACCACTTCCAAACGTAACAGAAACCGTTGTTGAAGTTCCAAAGCAAGAAGAATTAATTGAAGAAAAAGATGAGATTGTTGAGAAGAAAAATCAACAAGGCAATGTAGAAGTTACTATGGACGAAGAGGGTGGTGCAGAGATTGCATTCGACCCTAGAGCTATTACACCAGAGGGTGGCCAAGATCATTTTGAAAACCTAGCAGATTTTTTAGGAGATGATATTTTAGAACCGTTAGGTGCTAAAATGGTAGACCATTACAATGAGTATAAAGAATCACGTGGTGATTGGGAAGATACTTATAGAAACGGTTTAGATCTTTTAGGATTTAAATATGAGAGAAGAACAGAACCTTTCAGAG